CAAGGAGTAGCAAATGAAAGAAACAGTCTCAGCAATCGTCACAATCCTTTCCATGATCGCCATCGGTGTCATGTTGGCATGGAGGGGCTAATGAACACACAAGCCCTTAAAACAGTGCGTAGGCTCTTTAATGTTGACTACATACCCAGAGAACAGAATCGCCACAATCAACGCGCTTGGGTTCGTTCTGTTCGCATCTTGGGGGAGCGTTGGTTATTGTCTAAACAAGTGGAGAAAAAATGAGTCCAGAATTTATTATTAACTCGATCAAGCAAACCTCAGAAATTCACTATCCAGACGGAAATGCAGCAGACCGCCTTGCCTATCGAGTTGGAATGTTGGAGTCAAAGATTCGTGAGCTTTGTGCGTTCCATGATTCGCGTGTAAAGTTTTTTCAAGATGAGATCACTCACCTGTCAAAAATGATTGATAATTTAAGTTAAAGGAGTAGTAATGAAAGTCTATCAAGCAATCAACGCAGTCCAAGCAGAACTCTGCAAAATTGGCATCGCAAAATCCTCAACAAACACACAAGGCGCTGGATACAAGTTCCGAGGCATTGACGCTGTTTACAACGTCCTGTCCTCCATCATGGCTCAGAATGGTCTAGTGATCGTTCCGAGAATGTTGGGCAGGACTTGTGAAGAACGTACCTCAAAATCTGGTGGAGCTTTGTTCTATGTCACCGTAGAGGCAGAGTTTGATCTGGTATCCGCAGAGGATGGCTCTAAACACACCGCTAGGACTTTTGGCGAAGCGATGGATAGCGGAGACAAGGCAACAAACAAAGCCATGTCAGCAGCCTATAAATACATGGCGTTTCAGACGTTTGCAATCCCCACAGAGGGTGATAACGATGCAGACGCACACACGCATGAAGTCGCCAGAAAGAAACCTTCAATCGACAACAATCGTCTGTCAAAAGCGATTGAGCAAATCAAACTCGGAAACTACACCACAGACAAGCTGCGCCGTGACTTTGATCTGACCGAAGTGCAAGAGGGAACTTTGGTAGGAGCACTTGCAAATGGTTGAACAAGGCAGCGAAGCATGGAAGTTGCTCAGGTTAGGCAAGGTGAGTGCCTCCCGCATGGCAGACCTGCTGGCTAAAACAAAATCAGGCGCGTCAGCAAGTCGGGCTAAGTACATGGCTCAGTTACTTTGCGAACGAATGACTGGACAACCAACAGAGTTTTTCACCACAGCCGCAATGCAAAGAGGAACAGAAATTGAACCAGTCGCCAGAGCCGCTTACGAAGCAGAAAACCTCACCTCAGTTGAACAAGTCGCTTGGGTCGAGCATCCGACTATTCCGTTTTCGGGATGCTCACCTGATGGTCTCGTGGGAGAACACGGTCTCATTGAGATCAAGTGTAAAGAGATTCACAATCACCTGGATTCGATTCTGAACGACAAGATAGACCCAGACCATCAGGCTCAAATGATGTGGCAAATGTGCTGTACTGGTCGCAAATGGTGTGATTACGTCTGTTTCGATGATCGAGCACCAGAGGGTCTTCAGTTGTTCGTCAAGAGGTTGCATCGTGACGAAGAAAAAATTAAACAAATGGAGGATGAGGTAAGGACATTCTTAAAAGACCTGGAAAACATGATTCAGAAACTCAATGAGATTAAGGAAAAAAATGGCAAGCGTATGTAAAGTTCATCTAGTAGGCAATGTCGGTCAAGACCCTGAAGTGCGTTATAGCGCGGCAGGTAAACCCATTGCCAACGCAACTCTAGCCACCACCTCGCGCAGGAAAGACAAGAACGGCGATCTGATCGAGAGCACAGAATGGCATCGTCTAACCTTCTTTGATAAGCTGGCTGACATTGTTGGTCAGTACATGAAGAAGGGAGCACTCGTCTATGTTGAGGGAACAATCAAATACGAAAAATACCTAAACAAGAAGGGGGTGGAGATCAATTCAACTTCAATAATTTGTAGCGAAATGACAATCTTGAAGCGTCCAGAGAATAAGGAAAAGCCCGAATATGAAGGCTTGCCGAAACTTGAGGACGATGACGAATCCGTACCTTTTTAAGGAGAAATTATGATTGAACGTGAAGAAGTATCTCCATATGTTGAGATGAATGAAAGAATAAAATCTCATCACGAAAAATTAGACAACATCCTAAAAGAAAAAGCAAAGCAATCTGCTGACCCTTGGATTCATCGGTCTTCCGGTATGCGTTGCAAGACCTGCATTTGGTTTGTCAAGAAAGAACCAACCAATCATTTAAGTCATACTGGTCAGCATGAACTTGGTCGCTGCCGCCGTCATGCACCAACAATGAACGGCTATCCAGTTGTCTACATGACAGATTGGTGTGGAGATCATCGTCTTGATGAAAACAAGGTATAAGGAGTGAAAATGAAACTTGAACTTGAAGAAAACCAAATCGTGTTCTTGATGAACGTCTTGGGAGAACTTCCCACTAAGTCAGGGGCTTTCCTGTTGCTTCAAAAAATTGGGCAACAAAAAGCTGCACAAGAAACATTGAATGCAGTTCCAGAAAAGCAAAAAACCGAGTAAACTTAACTGAGGGAAAGCGGATGCTGCTAGTGACTTGCACCACAAAAGACTGCACTGGGAAAATCAGTGTAGTTTGCAGACGCAGCGAGTACCTCAAACTTTAGGAGTAGCAATGAAACTTTTTGACCTTTTTAAACGCGCACGATCAACCGATCCAGTCACCTCTTTCGAGGCTGCCGAACAAGTCAATCCAAACAAACACTTCGCCATGATTGTGGATTGCCTATCAACTCACGGACCCATGGGAAAGGACGGGATTGCCTCTCGTCTTGGTCTGGAGAGTTCTGCGGTTTCCAGGCGTCTTCCAGAGCTTCAGAAGATGGGTCTCGTCAAACTCACAGGAAACATTGTCAAATCTTCCAAAAATCGTAACGAGAGGGAGTGGACAGTATGAAACGCATTGACGCATTAAGGTACTCGACCGGAAGTTTTGAGTACGAAACTGATGACGGTCCTGTTGAAGTTTTCTATACGTTTGAGCCGGGCGATCCTGATGTGGGATTGGCAGACGATTACGATATAAACATCTTCGATGGTGAGGACGATATAACTTTCAATTCTGACCACAATCTTTACCTAAAGGTTAAAAGGTTAGTTCCAGAGAAACATCGAAAGATGATCGAGGACTTACAAGATTAACTTGGCACTCATCATCGGCATTTTAGTGATAGGGCTAATCATTGCCCTGTCCGTCATTCTTTACATATTAGCTTGGTATGAAACAACAAAAGATTCACACGATTACAACTCTAAAAGAGAGGACCATTGAGGACGGAGACTGTTGGGAGTGGACTGGATACTGTGCAAACGGCACTCCCTCAGTGTTTCACGCAGGAAAGATGATCGCGGTTCGCAGACTGTTTACCGAGCTTCTTGGAGGAAAGTTAAGGGACGGGTACTATGTCGCCAAGTGTGGGAATGGGCTTTGTGTGAATCCAGAACACACGACCTATAACGATTCCAAACAACACATGAAAAAAGGCAACAGGAAGGCTCTACAAAGCCCTACAAGGCGTTTAAAAATCCAGATATACAAGAGAGCCACAAACGCCAAACTAACGCAGGAAATGGCTGACGAAATCCGTTCATCAGAAGGTCCGTCAAGGGTGATCGCTGCTAAATATGGAGTGAATAGGTCGGT